AGTATAGATAAAACCATCACCTATAGGAAGAATATCTTCTGCAGTAATGTACATCTCAACACCATTATATTTATCATAAGTGATGATATCACCATGACCAAACTCACGTCTGCTTAATTTGATGCGGAATGTTGTTCCTTCAATACCTTTAAAGTTATTGTCTGGTTCAATGTCCTCAAGGATATAAGGTAGGTCAATGGAAACCGGAGTTTGCCATCTGTACTCTCCACGAGCATTATCAACCATAATTACATTTTTACCACCAAAGCTAGACATTTGATAAAGAGGCATTTCAACCTTTTGAGCCATAGCCCAAAGATCTACTGGACCTAAGTCCATAGGTTGTGCATCTTTTAACATGTTAACCAAGTGATAAGAGTCTACATGTGAACTTGCCGCGTAGGCTGTATCCCGTAGAAAGATACCATTGTTTAAAATTGGAGTTGCCATTTTATTGTTTGTTTTTGTTTGTTACTAAATTAAAAAGTTCTCTTGAACATATTGTTCGGTCTTGATATTGTTTTTTGTTGTGATCTATTGTTAGAAAGAGGTTTTCTTTCTTCATCAGTTTCTCCATTATTAGAAGAACCTGTAAGCTTTCTAGACTCTTCAGTTTTTAATTGCCTAACTGTTTTTTCTACAGCTTGTTTATTTCCTTGTTCTCTTACACGTGCTTTGTATCCATCCGCATCTGCAAGTAACCATAAGGCTTCTGCAATTAAATCATGTCTTGGTTCTACAAACTGATACTTCTCTAACAGATGTCCTAGTAGGTTTGTAGATTTACCAGAGATAGATGAGTAATTAGGTTGTACTAATCCTGTATATAACATACCTTGGATTTTCTTATCTAGTTTAACTCCTCCTATTTCTCCTGTAGCAAGTGTATTATATACATTATCAGTGTATGCTTTTGCTTGCTTTGATTGTTGTTCTTTTTTATGTTCTTGCTCAGCTAATTGTCTTGCAACAATTTCTTCTTGCATTCTATCTAATTTTGGTTTGAACTGTTTAGCTTTTTGTTCTAATTTGTTCATGTCAGCCCAATCTACTATCTCAGCTTCAATTTCTTCTGCTGATCCAAAGTTTGTAGCATGTAAATATTGTCTTGCAATTTCTTCTTGATCTCTTTCATTACTTGGATCAAGTTGTATCATTTCTTCTACATATGCTAGAGTTCTGAATAACCCTTTAAGATCTGTTCCGCCATCTGCTACATATTTAGCTGCAATTTGTAATTCTTCAGGAAGAGATTCAAAAAACTCTCTTGGAACATCTTGCTTAACTTTATTTTCTCTTTCTTGAAAGTTAGCTTCAAATAATTCTCTAAAATCTTTTGCAGTATAATCCTCTAAAGATTTATCATCATCAAAAGGAATAAGACTACCTTCTTCAATCATTTTCTCTGCCAATTCAAAGAGACCAGATTTATCTACCTTAGGTCTTCCTTTAGTTGTAGGATCTTCTTGTTGAGAAATTAATCCATCAAGTTCAGCAATAGTATCTTCTACTTCTGCTTTTTTCTCTGCTGCTTCTTTTCTTTCTGAAGCTGTGCTTACTGTATTATCAAGGAACGTAGTGTCTATATTTTCTTTTGAAAACATAGTTTTTGGTTTTTCATCCTCAGGTAACATTATATTAGCTGCACCTGGATTACCAAATAATTCATCAATGTTTACATCTACTTGACCTACCGTAGTAGAGTCTAGTACCTCTTCATTTAGATTCTGTGCTGGTTCATTCATTGTTGTTGGTTTTTAATTATACTTTTAATATACAAAATAAACTTGATAAATTTAAAATACAGGAAAACTTTTTGGTCATTATATAGCTAACTAGATTTATTTTCCTGCATTTTTATCATATTTATTTTTGTTTTCTTGTGCAATTTGTAGTTGTTTGTTTGCAATCTCTCTCTGTGATTGTATTTTTTCTCTCTCAATTTGGTTCTTTTGAGTATCTAGATTCATTCTATTTACTTCCTTTTCTCTTTGCAAACTTGTTTGTTCTTGGTATTGTTCAGTTGCTCTGATTTCTTTCATTGCATCATTGTAGTCAGACATTTCATTTTTGTTTACATCACTCATAGCTCCATAACCTGCAGCTCTGATTTCAGCAACCAAAATATCTCTTTGTCTATTCTTCTCATCTCTTGCCTCATTAGCATCAATCTCCATTTGTTTTTGTTTTTCTTGAGATTGTATTTGCTCTTGTTGCATTTGTTGTTGTTGTTGCATTTCTTGTTGTTTCTGAGCTTGTTGTTTTTGTTCAGAATCTTTAAGTACAGAAGTAAGTTCTGATACAGTGTCAGATTTAACTATTTTACCTAAGTCAAATATAGATGCTCCTGTAGTATTGTTATTAAGAGCCATTTGTTTTAATTGCTCTAGGATAGCTCTATGGTTTGCTGTGGTTGTACAGAATATGTTTAGATCTCTCATTAGTAATTCTGTTCCATTTACTTCAAAGTTTACCTTCTCATCTGCTGATGTAAGGTAAGTAAGTCTGGCAGATGGTCTATTTGAATTATAATACTGAGCTAAGTCTGTACGCATCTGGTGTACTCTTGGCATTAAGTAATCACAATGTTGTATAAAGAAAGTTTCTGTTTGTGCATATGAAGCACTCATTGCTTGCTCTACACCAGTTGCTGTAGTTTGTGATAACTGTTGTCCCATTCTTTGAGGATTGATTCCAATTACCTCATAAGCTTGTTGTTTAAAGTGAGTTGCTAATTGTATCCTTGACATTAATCTTTCTGTTTGAGAAAGATCTAGTTTCTGAAAATGATTAAAGTTTAATGCATTTTCTGTATTAGAAATAGATGTATCTAGTGGAAGCATTTGGAAATTTTTCATAGCAACATATGCTTTAGCATAATTCCCTTTACCCCAATCTTCTCCTAAAGAGTGTCTTGGTAAGGAGTTCTGATCCAACATTATTACGGTTCCAAGTTCATCAACAAGAATATCAGCTATTTGATTGTTAACTATATTGTATCCTATCTGATACGGTTTCATCAAATCTAGTAATGCAGTTGACTTAGTATTTCTATCAGAAAATACTGCACCTTCTACAGGAAGTTTACAACCATAAAGACTGTTATCTCCTTTAAACTGAAACTTAAGTGGTTTAATATGATTTCTATCTACACCAATATAGATAGGTGAAAAACCTCCTGGATTATTCATACCCCAGAAAGATGGAATATTAGGACCTATTTTAACTCCACCCCATACTTCATTGATCCAGATCCAATCAATATGTTCTCCAAATAAAAGATTCTCTTTGTTTTTGTTTTTAAATAACCTAGTATCATACAAAGGTTTATCTGTTATCTTATAATCCTCAGTTATAATTTCATTTATAACTTCACCAGATTCTAATATTTTAGTTAAGTGTCCTACTTTTCTTTGAGATTTCCAATAGCATGTAGTACAACGTAACAAGTATGCAGTACCTTGATCATAATAATCTTCACCCTCAGATAGGATTTGATTAATAATATCTCCACCATCATATACAGAACCAGCCATCATAGATGTATATTGTCTGTATGCTAATGAAGGCATGTTAGTATTCCATTCATGAGACTTGGTAGCATCATAGAATGTACCATCATTTTGACCACCTATAGTATAACCAGCAGATCTGATAGGGTAAACAGCTTCTAAAGATTCATGTTGTTCTTCAGTAAGCATAAAACCATATCTATCTATTACATCAGCAACTGTAAGCATATCTACTTTACCTACCCAGTTACCTTGTGATATATATCTTGCATCAGGAGACTTATGGTAGAAAGTAACAGGAGGATTCCAAAGTTCTACTTCATAATCATCTTCCATCATTTTCATATGCCAGAACTCTCTATCTGTAATAAGCATATCTCTGAATGCTCTTTCTTCAAGCTCATCCATTCTGAATCTTTCAACATCTACTTTATGTTGATGATCAGCCCATTGTTCTATCATAGATCTGTAATCTTTTTTAAAGAACATTTCTATTTCTGGCAAAGCTTTAAGTTTTTCAGGATTTAATTGTTCTTGTGCTTCTGGAGAATTAGGATCTAAACCTTGTTCTAATAATGCTGCTTGGATTTTCATCTGAGCATCTGCCATAAGAGTATCTTCAACCATCTTTCTTTTTTGCTCCATCATCTCATTATATGAGAACTCATCAATGGCACGGTAAGTAAGTTTAGTTGATCTCTTAGCAAATTCTGCTACAAGTACATTAATTACATTGGGGATAATAGGATAAAACTTAAGTTCTAAAGCTGAAGCATCTTCTCTGGTGAGTACATCTACTATGTCTCTCATCTCATTGTTTTCTTCTACAATATAATCTGTCTTATCTATAATACCTTTTGCAAGTTTATAATTCTTCATCAACTTGCGGGCATTTCTTCTTATCTGTTTAAGACCATTCCACTCCAACCAATCTAAATTCCATGCAGCCCACTCTTCATCTTTATCTTTTTTAGAAAGAAATTGTAAAGGTTGAGTAATACTACCCATCCTATTTTGTGTAGTCTTTGCTCCTTTTTTTAATTGTAGTGCGTTAAATACTTGCATAGTTATTTAATATTTTTAAATGCGGATTTTTTAAACCCTTGACCATTCAATAGTTTACCTATTCCTCCCATATGACGGAAAGGACTGTTATTTAATTTAAACAAATTTTCTGACTTTTGCAAGTTTTTAGCCATATCATCCATGACTACTCTCTTACTATAACCTCTGTTTGCTTGCTGAATTCTCATAAAAGCAACCAATGCACAAAATGAAACTAATCTATCCACATTGACTCCATCAGAGTATGCAGACATTTCTTTAAGTAGCATTATATCTGGTATACGTTCAATACCATATTTAGTTCTTACTATTGTACCATCTGTTTTAGTTTCAACATCTAATTCTTCTTTAGTGTATTCAATACAGTAACTAAGTAAATGAGCTTTAAATAAAGTACCAGTATTCTTCCAACCATATTCTTGATATACTGAAGCATTAGCACCAATATCTTTTAAGAACATGATTTGACTTTTTGGTACTAAGAATCTTTGTTTTTTTCTGGATATCATATACTGAATAAATAAAGAGATGTTATTCTCAATAAGTGTCCAGGCATTATACCATTCAATTATTAATTCTAGTTTTTGGTGAGTTTTGTTTATATCATCATATCTACCGCACCAAGCAGCTACAATCTTATCTTGTTCTATATAAGTTTCTGTCTCTACACCAGTAACTTTTGTTACTTCAACAGGTGCCTTCATGATATATATAGAACACAATGATTCAGATGTAGTAGTCTTACCTTCAGATACAGGGTCAATAGAAGCATAGTACTGACCAAATGTAGGATCAGCTATAGGTCTTTCCCAAACAACTAATACACCTGTCTTATCTTCAGTATTTTTAGTTACTGGAAATTCATTGATTGGTCTTCTATTACTATGTTCAACTCTTACCTTACCATTAGGATCTGGAAATATATCTAAAAATTCATAAGCATATTCTTTATCTTCTATTCTTCTTTGTTGTGCTGCTATAAGATGAGTAGGAAATACAGATACTGTTCTATTTGCAAAAGCTTCCTCAATATTTCTTGGATGCTGAGATATCCTTAACTGGTATGTCTGTGGATCTAATTCTTTTTTCCATTTCTCAAATTGATTATCTAAAGCAATCAAACCTTCTGTTACTTTAGAATTTCCAAATTCATCTATATAAGGTGGCATAGACCATTGCTCAGGAATAAATAAACCTGATATACCTACTGTACCTTTACCATCTATTAAATCAGTCTCTACTGCATATATATCATTTTCAGTTGGATATATAATCATTTTTCTTAAAGGTTCACATTGAGATAAATCACCCACAGAACCTGCAGCTATAAACATACCTGTAGTAATTAAACCAGATCTCATTGCTGGTCTCATGTACTCATATGTTTGATTCATCTTTGGAGCTATACCAGCTTCTTCATGAAAGAAGTATTTTACTGGTCCACCGACACCATTTGTTGGATCTTTCTCAAAAGACATACCTTGTATAGTTCCTTTAAGACCAACTTCATTTTTTCTATCCCCTTTTCTTACCTCAATCTTTTGTTGCCACATCATTACTTTATCTGGTGACATCGGTCTATACCATGCAGTATGTTCATTTAAAAATGCAGCATATTCTTGTAAAAATTTCCAAGAACCTTTTTCATTAATATAATCCTTAAGACTTGCACCAATTTTAAGAGTAACCCCTTCTTCAAACCATTGCTGATTTAATAACTTGGCCATGTGATAATAAGAAGAAGCAATCTGCCTTTTCTTAAGAATAGCAACATGTTTATAATTTAACTCAGCTAATAGTTCATATAGAGTCATATGATACTGTGCATCTCTTATATCTGCAAAACCAAACTGCTGTATTTCCTTATTAAATATAGGTAAGAAGTTTAACCACATATAATACTCACGGGTCATAAACCAGCTGTCACCTTTATCTTTAATTAAAAAACCTTTTCTGCATTTGATTTTTTTATCATCCCAGTAAGTTATAAAGTCTTTAGATTTAAATGGAGCAAGACAATAAACTTTATTTTTTCTAAAACTTCTAGATTCTTGTGTAAATAGTTCTGAAGATGTAGCATTAAAGTTATATTGTCCTGGTATTTTAAATATAGAAAATACAAAATCTGAGAATTCTTCTCTTGAGTTAAAACTAGTTGTAGTAATAACTCCATTATCCCATGTGGGTATATCTTGATAAATTTCACTCATAATTAACTGTCATATGCTAAACCTTGTCCACCTCTAACTTTACTTTGTTGTTCATCCTGTAGATCTTTGTATGCACCTTTGAATGAAGTCCTGATAGCTTCATAATTCTTAGCTGCATTTACCAGAGCTGAAATATTACCATCTCTACCATGTGAGATAGGAGTTGTTTCCATATATCTACCTAATCTATCTAACATAGATGCAATACCTCTGTATGCTCTAGATGTAGGTGTCTCATACATTTTTTTACAGAAGGCAAGAGCAGTAAAGATCTTATCATCTTCTGTAGAGAATTCTCCTTTAATCTCTGTCATTATAAGAAGTTCCTTTTCTACATCAGGTGTATGAAAGAAAGGATTCATATCAGGATTAGGACATGTCATATAAAACAAATACTGATATATTTTTATGTAATCATCTGGATAGTCATCCATTAAATCCTTTAGAGAAGATAATGTATAACAGTGTTCAGTAGGTACTACTGTTCCATTATGTACATCAAATAGTTTTACTAACATACATTTAAAAGTTTTTTGTAATAATCATATGTACCTTTTGTTGTAAAGATGTCCCCGCTCTTCAAATATAATAACACCTCATCATCAACTAATTCCATATCTTCATTGTACACATTTCTTACTCCTTCAATACTATCCAAACATAATATCATTTTACCAGTAAACTCATCAGTAATACCTAAGTCTTTTAACATAGCATTTTCTAATATAAGTTCAATCTCTATGTAGTTGCTATTTTCTTTTCTTTGTGATTTCATGATCTTGAATATAATGTAATATTGATAATACTTCATCTACTAAATAAGGAATTGCAATTGGAATAACTTCTTTCACAATTGGTTCATTATTACTATTTCTTTTTACTATTGGATAACCATATGAATCTTCTCCTTCTATATCAAATGATACATGATGGATAAACATCTTTCCTGGTTTTAATTTAGGATTATGCTTTAGTATAATATACATATAAATACTAAGTTGTAAAGCATAGTGATTAAAATTACAATCATCTAGATTAGAAAGAGGTTCTGTTAATTTATCAGATACCCCTTCCCAATCTACATAAGATTCTTTCTTAATCTCTTTGTTTGTCTTGTAGTCAATTATATTTACTTTACCATTTACTACTTCTACTAAATCTGATTGACCACATATGCCTGCTGATTTAAGAAACACCATATGCTCAGGATACACACCTGCTTCTAGTTTTTGATTTGGTGCTACTCTTACTCCATTTGTTTCACCAGATGGTGGAAACACAGGAACTGTAATACCTTCTCTTTCAATAGAGGCTAATGAACATAAATCTGCTTCTCTTTGATTATGATAATAGGTACCAAGTGTTAGAGCTCTGTTAGATTCATTATCCCAAATTTCTTGGATAACTTTTGGATCAAGACCAAACCACTTTGATCTTTTATTTTTAGTTACCTTCTCTGCTACTTTTTTAGCATCAAATGGTTTTTTAAAATGAGAGATTAAAGTAGTAACACTAATCCAATTGATATTATCTTCAGAACTTAAACTTTTGTAACTATGATCTGCAGCATTAAATATTATGCTCATGATTATGCATTTTTAATAATATGTTTAGCAAGTTGTACTGATGCTGGATCAACTGATCTCAACATACACTTTAAATTTTCAACTTCCTTATTATTAAATACAGCTTCTAATTTAAGAAGTCTTAATTTTAATAATAGGTTTTCACTTTCCAGCATTTCAATTCTTTCAGAATTTGTAGCATGTGTTTCACTTAATTCTGTTAAACTATTCATGATACTAGTTTGACCACCATTAAATGTTATTGATAGATCAACTTCTTCTGTTACATTTGATGTCCATGTTTGATTTTTCATAGTTCATTAAGTTTATCTTCTACTTCTTCTGATACAATTGCTTTCCATCTTAGATCTGGACAATCAGATGACAATGATCTAAGTTTAAAAGATAAAGAACAACCACATAGATTACAACAAGGTTGAGTTCCGGGCATTACACATGAGCCACCTTCATCATCTTTTCTTACACATACATTACAGATCTCTGATCTTTCAGCAGCAATCTGTTCTACAAATGCATCTCTCATAACAGAATTCTTTATACCTTCTATTATTTGTTTTCTATTTTTCCAGATTTCTTTAAGATTTGGTTTCATCTTTTTTCTTTTTAAATTGATCCTTTTTTAATTTTTGCTGTGTTATTTCTGCCTCTAATTTAATCAAGCTAGCTAATTTACTTTCTAGAGTCTTCTTATTAAAGTAGGCACTAAAAGTATAAGTATCATGATTTAATAAGTTAGTAGTAATTCTTTCTATTGATTTATTTACTGCTTTTGTTTTAACAACAAACTGACCTAAACCATCAAGATTAATTCTTGGATGAGTTAAGTTACTTAAATTTTTTCTTAAGTTTTTATACATGAAGTCTACTAGATCTTCTACTAAAGATTCTTCTATGTTTAGATCTTCAGCAACTGACTTATATAACTCATTTGCTTTCTTCGGTATCATGGCCTAAAAATTTATAGTCTAATAATACAGTTCCTTTAATTTGAATTTTTAAATCTGGATTTAGCATAATCAATTTCTTATTAGCTGTATCCTTAATTACTAAGTTGTTTTTTTCTGCTTTATTAATACAGTTTCTAACAGTCTGTGGAGATTTAAAAATCCATCCTTCTTCAGCAGATGCATCATAACAAAAATCAGTTAACTCAAGTGGTTCATTAAAACTAAGTAAAGTAAGACAGTTTAAATCAGATTCACTCATTGCTATGTGATTAATATAGCAATGAGTTAATATTTGAAATTTTACTACATCCCATTTGGGCATCTTAACACGCTTCTGTACTTGATTTACTAAAGCCATGTCTTATGATTTTTTTAATTTTCTTTCTTTAGGAGATTCATTATCTGATGATTCATTTTCAGCACCTTCTTCTGGAGTTGAATTTTGCATCATACTAGCCCATTGATATTGTAGAGTTGCTCTTTTAAATCTAGCATTCTCAATCTCTGTAAGTAAATGCTCATACTTTAATTGTGATTCTAAATATGGAACAGATTCATCATAGAATTGTTTCATTTCTTCTTTTCTAGCAAGTAGTTCTTCTGGACTCAATTGCTCTTCTGTAGTTTGATTTTTCATTTTTATACATTTTAAGTTTAAACAAATATACAATAAAAGTTTAAATCTATAATGTGTAAAACAAAAAATCCAGATACTTATGGTACCTGGACTCAATTAATCTTTATATTATTATCTATTCTTTACAGTAAAGTTAAGTATAGTAAGTAAATAAAAGTTTCTTGTTACATCAATCTCTATAGCAAAAAACTCTAGGTTTGCAAGTTTTAGTTTTATCAACACCTTGTCCCATTGTTTTTTTGGAGATTCCCAATTGTTTCTAAATTTCATACATCAAATTCTTTTAATAAAACATAACTGATTTTTTTCTGTGCTTTTATTAGAGCTATGATTTCTAAATGCTTTTTCTTATCATTAACTACTTGACAACCTGCAGACCATCCACCAATGTTTTCTTGTAATCCTTTAAAGGATTCATCATAAGTAGCAGCATGAAAATTAATACCAAAGTATCCAGTTTCTAATTTACCTTGTTCTTCTGTTTTACCATCTTGATCACCATCTCTATATACAGTTATAGGACCTGTTTGTAATAAGGCTGGCATTTTACTCATATGTTTTCCATATGACCATACATCATAATACCAAGAATCAGATTTAACTACAGCTGCACCATTCTTATTATACTTAAGAAATCCACCAGTTAAAACAGGTTTACCAGGATTGGTAGTTCCTGTTGTCATTGTTACAAACTCTTTATCTCTAAAGATGTAAAACTTATCATCAAACTTATCTGTATCATCTTCAGTACTTCTTATACCTACTATATAGTATTCTTTAGGAAGAGCTTTGAATGTACTAAGTTTTTGTATTCTATCTAATATTTGAGAATCAGTATAGATTCTAACATTATTTTTGCTCATTTACTTCTTCTTTATTAACTTGAGGTTCAACTGTTACTTGACTTACTGCTGCAACTGTAGCTCCAATTGCTGTTAAATAACCAGCTAATGTAACTATTCCTGCAGGTAATGAAACAGGTAAAGTTAATAAAGTTCCTCCAATTGCTCCTAAAGCAATACCAAGTTTTTGCATCTTTTTCCAAAACTTTGGAGTAGGTGCTAAGAATCTTTGTTTTATATTCATAGTATTAATGTCTTTGGTTTATTTGATATTTTACTAACTCATGAACTGTGTCAGACAAATCACCAATTTTTTGAGCCATGTTTTTTAATTCATGCTGAGTGATTTCTTGAATACCTTGGTATTTTAATCTGTTTTCTTGATCAACAAGTTCTATCTTACCTTTTAACTTTCCCATATCTTCCGTAGCTCTTCTTACATCAGAATGCACAAGTTTTAAAAAGTATCCTATAATTGTAATTGCAGCTGATATTGCAACTAATGTTATTTGACTAAAATCCATTATATATATATATTAATATTAATTACTTTACAAAAATGAGTATAATATAATATAATAAAATTTTTTATATAATCAAAATTAACTGTAAACTAATATTATTAACTTGTATTATAATTCAAACTGTTCTCTTATTTCTATGGCTACATTATCCATTTTATGAATATAAAGTACAAGCGAAGCGAATAGCAGTAGCAGTACCAGTTGGTGTTGAAGGCATAGTTAATATATTTGCTGTATTAATTATTCCAAATGCAGCATCCGAAATCCCTACATCATATATTGTTCTCCAACTCGTTCCGTCAGCATAGTAACCTACAACAAGATTTTCTCCAACTGTTAAATTTAAATTTTGTCCTACTTCTGCTACAAGTGTAATTTCATTTGCGCCAAGACTGCAAGTCGCAGATCCTTGACCTATTAAAGTCATTGAACCACCCAAAACTCCTCTGTAAATTCCAAATAGAACTAAATCCGTTCCAGAAAAACCCCATAATTTTACTTTGGAGATAGTTCCTGTAACTTCACTTATTGTTTGATAATAATATTGAGTAGTAGCAGCAGTTGGAGCGGTATCGCATACTGAAATAGGCATTGGTGAAAATCCAATACCGTTAGTAGGTAACACAGACCAATTTGCCTTACCATCAGAAGTAATACACTTTAAAAATCTACCAACTGTTTCAGTACCATCTTGAAGTTGTAATGAGTAATTTGCACTACCGCTTGCTGCACTGAATTGACCTCCTATATTAACAGATAAAGCATTATCAATTTCTCCTTGAACACCAACATTTAAAGTTGTACTTCCAGTTGAACTACCATAAACACCAACATTTTGGAAAACTCCAACGCCATTTGTTATACCTGCTACACCGCTAAATCCTTGACCTAATCCTTCACCATAAATAGCATATTGAGCAGCGGTAGAAGTATTAACTCTAAACTTGTAAGGAGTATTTGGAGCAACATTTACACCTACATTAGTGCCATTGTCTTGAATAACACCATTGCCTATTGTTGTTGTACCAGTGAATCTTGGTACATAACTTAGAGTTCCGCTACCGCCTATTTTACCATTGAATGTACTCCAGTCTGTTGAGCTTAAAGCACCTCTATTTAATGCAGAAGCAGTAGGTACATTTAAAGTAATTACAGGTGTAGTTGTACCAGTTGCAATTGTAGAAGATAAATCTGTTCCAGTTGTACCTAATGTTAATGCAGATACTGAAGTTACAGTGCCTACACTCCACGTTCTATTTCCAGACAAATTTAAAGTAAGTCCATTAATTGTAAGAGTTCTACTTTCAGGAGTATATATAGTTGAATCATAAGATATTATTCCTCCTGCAGAGAATACCAATCCTGCACCAATTAATGCATTTTGCTTATTATTAAAGGTAGTCCAATTACTACTACTTAAAGCTCCTCTCACTGTACCACTTGCCGTTGGTAAATTGAATACATGTGTATCTACTCCACTTGTTCCAATATTAAAATCTGTACCAGTAGTACCTACTGATAAATACTGTGCAGCTGCTGTTAATCCATCTATAGAAGCTACACCTGTAGTAAAGGTAGTTTGTATACTGCCTAAATGTGAATCTTCAGTATGTAATGTAATAGTGTTTCCACCAAGATTAGTTGGATAAAATCTTATTGCTATTCTATCTACAGGAATTAAAGGATTATATTCTGGTACAGCACAAGTAAATGTATATAAATGTAGATTTGAACCATCAGTTATAATTTCATTTAAAGATGTAGATATAACAGTAAATGTACTTCCGTCATAAACCTCAACAGTTGCATAAACTTCAGTTGTATTACTTGTTGAAGTAAAGTAACATTGAAATATCCAAACACCTGAAGGTATAACTTCTTGTGTAGGTTTTCCTACATCAGTAATAAAATTAGCAAAAGCAACATTATCTATAGTACCTGATGTAAAATCAACACCAGGAGGAGTAGTAATTGCAGCTGTACTTAATTGTTCAAAAATATTACCTCCTATTGTTCCTTGTGAAACACTTCCATTTAAATAGTATACTTGTCCACCGCCACCTCCAGATATATCAGGAAATGAAGCTAAAACACCATCTCCTCTTACATATTGAGAAGGTACACCAGCTGCAGTAACATTAAATGTTGCACTACCAGTTATTGGTGAGTTAGCAACATTAAATGCACTTGGCATAGTTAATCCAACACTTGTTACTGTACCTCCACTTGAAGGTTGAGTATTAGTTATAGTGAAATTAGGATATGCACCAGTTGTTGATATACCTGTTCCACTAGTTAAAGTAACTATTTGGTCTGGAGCAGTATTAGTAATTGTAAAACTTCCACTTGTAGTTATAGGATTTGTACCAGCAATACTTATTCCTGTACCTGCTGTTGCACCTACACTAGTTACAGTACCTGTACCAGTACCACCACCAATTATAGCAGCTAAAGATGCAATGGATATACCAACTGATAAATAGTTATCATCTCTTCTTGAATCTTTTAATCCTAATGGAATTAAAGTTGTATCTAGATCACTAATTGTAGTAACCAATTTATTTTCTTTTACCCAACTTATATAATTAAGGATATCCATAACTTTTATTATTTTTTATTTTTTATGAAAAAGCTGCTAGCTGACCACCTGTTGTATTTACTGTTGAAACATTTTTTAATCTAATAGCCATAGGATTTGTAGAAGTACTTATAGCATTTAAGAAATCTTCAGCAGTTAATACCGCAGTACCTACTAAGCCATAACCATATTCTACTCCTTTATTAACATTAGTTACTGCAGGAATTCTCATTGTTCCATTGTATTCAGTGTTAGTAGGACCATAAGTAGGAGATCCATATCTTACAGTATCTACTGCAGGATAACCAACACCAGCACCAGTACCGCTATATATAGTTAAATTAGCTCCTGTTTGGTCTTGAAATCTCCATTGAGATATTCCTGTAGGATAGAATTTTATTCTTTGAGACATAACTCCTACAGTATTATTAGTATTAATAACAGGAGAAAGTAATGTTACTGTGCCACTTCCTTGATTAAATATTCCCATTGCTTGAGAGGAAGCTTGTACTGTACCTGTTATTACATTTATATTACCTGTGTAAGTAGTCCAAGTTCTTATGCCATAAAAAAGATTGGCAGTAATATTACCTGTTATATTTAAAGTAGCATTATTACCTATTAAATAAATAACATCACTCCCAGGACTACCATAAGGAGTAGCTTGTCCAAAAAGATTACCTGTAACATTAACAATAGCATTACCAGCAGATCCAAGTACATTAATAGCAGAAGAACCAAAAGCAGCACCAGTATCATTATACTGATAACCAGCTCTTAAAATTCCTGTAACATTAGCAGTTATTGCCCCCGCAATTCCAAAAGCAGCATTATTTCTTGATGAACCTCCTGTATTTGCAGTATCTCCCTGTAAATTTCCATTTATATTTATAGTACAAGTAGCAGTTGGAAGTGCATATATATTATATTGATTTATTACTAAACCTCCACCTCCTACTAAGTTACCTAAAGTAGCGTGATTAATGTTTAAAATACCTGATGTTGCTGATATTTGAAGTACATTCACATTACCACCTGTATTTTGTATTCCAGTTGTTGTATCTCTAACTGTTATTGTTCTTGTGGAAGGAGTTGCAGGTAAAGTTGTTACAGAATATGTACCTCCTGTTTGTATTAATGTAGTAGGAGCTGCTCCAGAACCGTTTGTAACTGCACTGCTTTGCGTCATATCAAAATTATATATAACAACAGGGTTAAACCAAATTGCTGTTACATTTAATCTATAAGATGAATAAGCAGTTGGATTTGCTAAAATTGAACTTATATAACAAATAGTTGCATTAACACTTGTAGTTACTGTATCTAAATTATCCCAAGTGCTTGTAGTTGTATTATATCCTTGAAATGTCCAAGTTTTAGGTGCGTTATTATATGTAGATACTACTCTATATTTTTTAATTATAACAGGACTTGGAAAATTATATTGTAAAGTAAAAATACTTGTAGCAGGATACCACCCTATACCATTAAAAGCATTAAATGCAGTAGTATTATTAGCAGAAGCACTTGCAACACCACTTGGCGTAGTATTACTTGTCATTACTGGAACAATCATATTTGGAAGCTGACCATTATTACTGCCATTTCTTAATTGATTTACATCAACCTCTGTATCTATTGTAACTGTATAACCATTAGTAAATACAGTATCAGCACTTGTAGGAGGTAAATTAGTATCCCATGTAGAGTTAGAACTCCAGTTGCCGTTTGCTATTGCAAAAACATTTGCCATATTTTATATCTTTTATAATTAACTTAAAGCTGTAACTTGATCTCCTGTAGTTTGTACTGTAGAAACATTTCTTAATCTTTCTGCTACTAGATTAGGGCTTACTGCAATAGCATTAAGTAAATCTTCTCCTGTTAATTGTAAAGTACCTACAATTATAGGAACTGCAGTATCCACAGGAGTAATAGCTGATACAGGTATTCCAACTCCTACAGCACTTGCAGGTGGAATAACACATGCTCCTATAAGCTCATCATTAGGTCCATATGTTTGCCCAATTTTAACATCAACAAAAGAAGGTAAACCAAAAGAACCAGTTGCATTTCTTAATATTTTAACTCCACCAGTAGATGTTTGATATGTCCACTCTACTTGTGCTCCTGTATAAAATCTTATTTTTGGCGCATAAACAGCCATTAAGCCATTAGTATTTATTAACGGACTATTACCTACTGTTACTAAAGTTGAATTTGGTGCTGATATTCCTACTGCGTTTGTACCTGCTGTTACTATTCCTGTTGGTACATTTATTGTTACCGCACCTGTTTGACAATTTATTGCAGTAGCATTAGGAGGAGCAGTAACCGCACCTGTTATATTTATAATAGAAGCCGCAGTAACAACAATAGGAGTAATACTACTTGCATTAGTATATGATACAGCCCCCGTTATGTTTAAATACAAAATAGTAGTGGCACTTATTGCATAACCTTGTGTTGCTGTTATATTACCTATAAGATTAACTGTGTTAATTCCATTTAAGTATAACGCATAAGTAGTAATTTGTAATCCAGAAACAATATTCCCATTAATATTTAATATTGCATTGTTTGATGTTGTTACAGCAGATTGTATTAAATAATTTGGATAAGATAATGAGGTTGTTGTTGCGGCAATTACATTTCCGTTTATTGTTACTGTGGCGGCTGCATTTATATATATATTTCCACTTGCCCCATCATTATAAAAACCTAATGTGCTTCCTACAATATCTCCATTAAAAACAACTGCACAATTTCCAGTAATAAAAACTCCTCTACCATTTGTACTTGTGGCAGAAAGCCAATTACCTTTAAAAAAAGAACCTCCATTGATTGTTTTAAAATTAACAGTATTTCCTGATAATGAAGCAATATTAATACAAGTAGTGGATGATAAAAGTTTAATACCATCTCCAGAAAATTCAATATTCCTTGTTCCTACTAATGTTGAAGGCACTGTGAATGAACCTCCTGCTACTGATCCGTAAGACGTAGAAGAAGATTCTGTCATTTCAAAACTATTTATATTTAAATAATTACTGATAATACCTACCTTTGTGCAATTTAATCTATAATAAAAATAAGGAGTTGTATTTGAAGGTATATTTCTTAATAAAAAACTTGCTCCACTTCCTGTAACTGTATCTAAAGTTATCCAAGTAGTTCCATCGTTACTTCCTTGAAATGTATAATTGTCAGGATATGAATTTACATTAGATACCCACCTATAACTTTTGATAATTTTTTGTGTTGGAAATTGATAACTAACCCAACCACTATTAACAGTTAAACTTGCCCAAGCAGTAGCAGAATTTTGGTCAAATGCTACCCAAGCATTTGCCGAGTTTCCAGCATTTGCATTTGCTACTCCATCAGGCTGAGTATTACTTGTCATAGGAGGAATAGCCATATTAGGCAAGTAAACAGCACTAATATTATTATTCAATGAAGCAACACTTATATCAGTATCAATAGTAACTGTATATCCATTAGGGTAAACTGTATCTCCTGCCAAAGGTACTGCACCATTATCCCAAGTAGAAGGAGTATTCCAAGCTGTTGGTGAAACTGCAAATCTTGTTGCCATAATTATTCAGGTATTACAAATGCTTGAGCTAGGTCAAAACATTCTTGTAAGGTTAAATTTAATTTTGTTTCAGACTTAACATCTACTCTATTACCTTCTTCATCTATATACCAGCAAGACATTACTAATGCATATAAATTATTAGTTATCTCATTACAAACAAAAGCATATTTATAATCTATCATTTTATTTAAGTTTTAATTGTTATACATAAATTAAAGTATATCTCTGATCCCAAGCTCCTGTAGCAGTTTTACTACTAAGTATTGTACCATCTTGATTTATTACCAATTGAGTACATGTCCAAAATGGCGAAGAATCAGGAGTGCCAAAGTTTGCTAGACCTAGGTAATCAATTGGAAGCTGGGTACCATCATGTCTTTTCTCTTTTGAAATAGACCCCGCAATTGAAATTCTTGTGCTCATAGTTTAATTATTAATATATTTCTCTCCATTGCATTGATGCTCCTGCTGTAGTACTTGTTGTTCCAAGATTAGTTACAGCAATGATATAAATTTCTGAATCACTAGAATCATAATTTTGAACAATATAATTTTGTCTTGCATCTGATGCACTAGGATCAGAATTTACACTACCTCTATTACCAACAGCAGCAGATACATAACCTGTAGCAAATACTAAACCATCAGTATATGCAGTTGCTGTAATATTTACACTAACACCAGATCTTGCATCAACAGGATTCCATGTTGATCCTGTTAAATAAGATTGATTTGGAAGTTTAATTACTTTATATACTAAAGGTTCTTTTAATGAATATAAACTAAATTCTTGTAATTTTACAACTAATCTATTTGGATATGTTTGAAAGGTATTTGATAATCTGATTGCAATCAAAGGAATAGTTGCACCTGCAGCAACTGTTCTTAGTGTTTCATTTACTGTTGACCAATCTTGACCAGCATCAGCATCTCCGCCTTCACTAATAACAGTAGAACAAATCTGATTAAAAGAACCACCTGTTGTTGCTCCTGTGTTAAATATTTCACATCTTACAGGTAAATTTGGATTAGCCATGTAGGGTACATCAATAGTATTTGATGTTCTAAACTCATGAGCAATAATGTATGTACCGTTAACTAAAAATCCACATCTTACTTTTCCTAATCCTAACCATGTAAAATCAATAAAGAAAAATTGAGTTTTAGTTATATCAAGGTTATAACCTGAAGGTCCTGTTCCATTACACTTATCTACATTCCAATTAGATTGAACTACTCTAGTACCAATAGGAGACCCACTTGTGTTAGTTCTTAAATTAAATGATAGTGTACCATCTCCAACTTGCTCAAAAAAGATACCGTCATTATCATCAAAATAACCAGTTCTTTTTGTTACATTAACAACTGCTGATTTAAAGCAGATTGTTGAAAATATTAATTGGCTTTTACCAGGTACATAATTATGATAAATTTTTGTTTGATGAATTGCACTACTTAATGGATTTGATGTTGTAGATAATAAAGCACTGGATTGATCTGGTAAAAAAGATACTGCACCACCATTACTTATCTTATCTAGAAAATTTATATTTAATCCATATATATGTTTATAGTCACCAATAGTATAAGGAATACTAACTCTATCTCTGCCAAAAGCATCAACAGACATCGGATACTCTGCTATAAGATCCGTTATTCCTCCTGAGATTCCTATAATTGTACTCATTATTGTATATATATTATTAAAAAGTCAGTACCAGTTGCATCATAACTAAATGATGTACTTAATGTATTGTTCAATACACCTGCATCAAAGTTGATTGTTTCTCCTGGTTTAAAAGTAGCACCTCCAACTGTTCCATTAGCTGAACCAACATTAGCAAATGATATACTATATACACCACTAGGAACTGTTCCTGAAGTTGATACTCTACTTATAACAGGAGTTCTTTCTTGAGGTGCTAGATATGATGTAGTACTTCCACTCAAAGCAGAGAATATTTTATCTAAACCTAACAATACTTTAAATTGCCAAGGATAGTTATTACCCTGATTACCACTATCTTTTAAATTTCCTATTGACATAATATAATTATTTTAATATAGATTATATAGTAATATAGTAAAAAAACTTCATATAAACAAAAAACCCCGGAAGATTTCCAGGGTATTTGCAACATCTTTAATACTACTACTCAGCAGATATTATAGTAGGATTACTTTCTTGTACCAAAGAATGTAAAGCTTGTAGTGCTGCTAGTATTTGATTAGCATCAGCCAAACTATAAACACCTTCTTTAGTAGCTACATTTAAAGCTTGTTCAATTACTTTGATTGCATCTTCTGTTTTCATGTTTTAAATTTTTTAAATTTACACTGTAAATATATAAAATTTATAAATACAAATTATGCATTGATAGCTACTAATTCAGCTTTTTGTTTTGCAGTTAAAGCTTTAGCAAACCATTCTTTACCTAACATAATCTCAATATGTTTTTTGTTTCTTTCTAGTCTGTCTACTTCTTCTTCTGTTAAACTTTCTTTAGCTTTTAATTCAACTATAAGGTTAACACTATCATAAGCGGCAGATACTGATTTTGCTGCTTGTTCTGCTGTAATAGCAGGTTCTTTAATTTCTGGAGTACTCATTGTTTTTAGTTTTTATAAAGTTAATATATTTATTAAGCTAGTTGTAATGGAATTTTATAATCAACACCATTGATTTTTACTTTCCAAGATGTTGTAAGAGTTAATGCTTCAGTAGCAATTGCACCAGCATTGTAAGTTGTAGAACCTACAACAAATTGATTTGATGCTGTAGCTGTTGCACTTCTTCCAAGTATAACAGAATTACTAAAGTTTCCAGACTCCGTTTCATAACCTAATGCAGAGTTTCCTATTCCAGTAGTGTTATCATCTAAAGAATATCCACCAACTGCTGTATTTCTAGTAGAAATTGTATTGTTATACAAGGCAAAATTACCTACAGCAGTATTAAAAAACCCAGTAGTGTTACCGCGCAAAGAATTATAACCTGTAGCAGTATTAAACTGCCCACTAGTATTAGAATATAAAGACTCATAACCTACAGCAACATTAAAAACTCCACCATCATTAAAGTTTAATGAACTATCACCAATAGCTGTATTTGCGTTTCCTGTTGTATTTTGTCTTAATGATTGAACACCAAATGCTGTATTAAATTCACCTGTAGTATTAAATGTTAATGACTCAGATCCAACTGCAACATTTCTAAATCCAATTGTATTTCTTTGTAAAGCATAGTTTCCAATAGCTATATTTGGTCCATTTTCAGTTTCTTTTAATGTATCAATACCAATACCAATGCAAGCTTGCCCATTAACATTATTCTTCTGTGATCCATAACCTATAGCAATATTATAAAGGTTAGCTGTATTTTTTAATGTATCTTCACCTATTGCAATATTTGCAAATGGATTACTAGTTGTATTTGCCATAGAATTACATCCTATAGCAATATTTGAAGTTCCAGTGCCTGAAGATATATTACTTAATGCATTTTCACCAAATGCAATATTACAATTTGTAAATGTTGGAACAATAGCACTTGCAAAATCAGCTACTGATATAGCACCAGCCAAATAACCATCATCTCTTTTAGGATCTTTAAGTCCTACAGGTAATAGTGTTCTAGAAGCATCAACAGTTGTTACAACTCTGCTTCCTTTAATCCATGAAATAAAATTTAAGATATCCATTTTGTTTTTTGTTTTTTAGTTTATGCTAGTAATATTTTTCTTGCTACACCATTAATTATAACATTCCATACTTGAGTAGAACTGTTAACTTCTGTAGTTACAGATCCTGCATTATAACTAGAACTGCCTACTACAAATTGATTACTAGCTGTAGCAGTAGCACCGTGTCCTAAAATTAAAGAGTTTGAATAACCATTAATTTTTGTAGTAGCACCAATTGCAATACTAAAAGTTGCTACACCAGCATTTTCTCCAGAATTCCCACCAACTGCAATATTATTTTGTCCAGTTAAATCAGTACTTCCTTCAAAACTTCTATAACCAATTCCAATATTATAACTACCAGTTGTTAACTTTACACCAGAATTTACACCAATACCTACATTGAATTCTCCTGTAGTTTGATACTGTAAAGCATCTTGACCTAATCCAGTATTTAAATTACCAGTTGTATTATCTCGTAATGAATTTGCGCCTACAGCAACATTGTTATAACCATTAGTATTAAATCGTAATGCATTTAATCCAACAGCACTATTAGAAGTACCATTATAATTGTTATATAATGCAGTTGCTCCAATTGCAGTGTTATTAGAACTTCTATTAGTAAATAAAGCTTGCATTCCTACTGCTGTATTGTTACTTCCAGCATTTGTATAATACATGCTTTCACAACCAATAGCAACATTATTAGTACCCGTAGTAATGCTAAATAAAGCATCTGTACCATAAGGTATATTACAGTTATTAAATGAAGGTACTATAGAAGATTTAAAATCTCCAACAGTGATACCTAATACATTACCTTTTTTACTATCTACTACTGAAGCTGGTATAACTGCATTATCAGGTAGTACATCAACTATGTTGATTGCTGTTACTGGTATACCATATGTAAATTGTCCTTTAAATGCCATGTTATTTTTTATTTATTTATTAATTAATTGTGTATAATTCATAGTATACATACAACTCACCATTCCAGTTATTAGCACCAGCTAATGTAGGATTAGCATTATAAAGATTAAACCCTAATCCAGCTGAAACTCCTGTCGCAATTAAATATGGAATAGCATTATCAGTTATAGTATTGCTGTAATATACAGAGTATTGTACATATATGTTATCTTTATTACCTACGGTAAGATCTAGATCTGGATTATTAATAATAAAAGATACTGAATTAGCATAAGCTGGATCAGGAGTTAAAGGAACAGATGAGCCCATACCAAGGATATCAATAATACCACGAGGAGTATCTACTGTTACAACAGGAGTAGCTGTAATATCTAACTCATAATGTTTAGTATTACCAACATTACCTGATTGTACTGCATTAGTTAATGTCATTGCACCAGCAAGATAGTCATCATCTCTTCTGCCATCTTTTTGTCCTACAGGTAATAAAGCTTTAGTAGGATCTACTGAGGTTACAAACCTTTTACCATTTTTAAGCCAAGAAATAAAATTAAGTATATCCATTTTAATATGTAGTTTTTATATACTATAATATACAAAAATTTCATGAATAAAAAAAATCCCCAGAACAAAAGTTCCAGGGATTCCCAATTAACCATTTAAAACACGCAGACTATAAAGAATCAATTCTTCTTTGCAAATATACTAAAGCTTTTTGTAAATCCTCCTTTTCTTTAGATTTATTTTTCTTTCCAGCTCTAGCTACATACTTAATAACATTACCTAGATAGAAATCTTTATCTAATTCCCAAGCTTCTAATACATTAAAGACTTCATATATATTATCTTTCCCACCATAATGAGCAGGTCTAACAGCACTATGCTTCTTACAAAACAACTCTTCAGCTTCTACTTTAAGAGGAGATTGATATCTAAGTTCTTCCTCATGCCATTCTCTTGTTGCACTTCCCATAGTCTCATATATATATTCTTCCTGCGGTGACATAGTTATTAATATTTAAAAGCAATATCAAATTCTTTTACCATCAATTTCATTGCGCCATCAATTTCAACTTTCTCTGCACCTTCTAATCCGTAACCTTGTACATATACCTTGTCACCAACTTGTACTTTCTCTACTTCATCACCAACAGCAAATACTTCTAACTGAGACCATTTCTTAATAGCTTCTTTCTGTAGTAATTCTTTGTCAGAATCATTCAACTGAATAGTTGATTCTTTCATTTCTGGTATGTTTATCAACACCCTTTTTCCAAATAATTTTTCCATGATATTTATTTATTAAAATTAATTACTTTTTCTACTGCTGTTTGAGCACCAACTAATTCTCCTATTGCATGATCAAATAACAAACTCTTTACTGGAGATTTATAAGCTGTATTATAATCATCCTTAAGTATGTTAGCAATCTCAGCAATCATTCTCCTTACTTTACTTACTGTATCATCATTAGCATTACTGAACTCAGTCTCTGCTAATATCTCACCAAATGACTTTATCTTAGTTTCATTCAGTTCCATTTCCATTCCTTTAGTTTCTGTTTCCATATATTTAATTTATTTTATTACACTATCATAAGTCAACATGAACACATCCGGTTTACATGCATAGAACTCACCTTTAATTCCTTTAATAACATAATCTCCTACACTAGATCTCATAGGCCCTTCCAAAGTATCTATAACCAATTGCACATTTGCTGAATCTTTAGACACAACAAAGCTAGCATAGTCACCAACAAACTCAAAGATCTCAGATCTATTATCTCCATTCCATTTAACTGCGTAAACCTCAATAGGTTTTTTTACATATCTCTTTACCATTATGCTAGAAATCTTTTATCAGTTAATAATATAGGAAGTACAGGTTCTTCATCCTGTGACAACAATTGAAACTTTAACTGTTCCAGTATACCTATCAAAGTTGGTTTGGATTCCTCAGATACTTGTGCCATCTGAATCTCTATTTCTCCATCTGATTTAGAGACAATAGACAAAATAGTCTTAGACTCATTAATAATACTTTTCATATACAGTTTGTTGGTACAACAAATATAAAAATATTTTTGTAACCATAACTAAACTCCATAAAAAAAACCCTAGGTTTTAACTAGGGTTAGTTTCAATAAATAATTATTGGAGAATATATAAAAAGTAGCACAACAAATGTAGCACTATTTCCGGATATACAAAAAATTTTTTATAATAATTTTCTCCCCTACCTCAGACTCCGGGTACACTTAACCAAGGTTACTACCCCCCGGCCTTACTACCACCGTATATAAGAGATGGAGATGGAGCCCCAATGAAAGCACCCCGGCCCAAGCTGCAGCTAGGGGTACCCCCTATCTTTGCTGGCAGGGCACTTCATTTCAGCCAACCACACCAAACTTTTTTCCTTCGGAGAAAAAGTGTTGTAGTGTGTCTGTCTGGCTAACCCTGAACTGAATCTAAATTAAATATTTAGACTATGAAAACTTCCACTACCGTTCCAGATTTCAAGACAACACAAATAAAACTTTGCAAAAGCAAGTTTGATTGGTGTTATGCCGGTTTTGATATAATCAACAAAACCTGGCATACCTTTGGCAAGGCCTATTGTGCAAAAATAGGCTTGCAAGAGGGCAACGTTTACACTGTTGACCTCTTCACAAAGGTATACAATGGCCGCACTGAGTGGGCCATTGGCAAAGTATATGGCATATAGCCATATACTTTTTTTTTCAGTGAGTGATTCCTGTAGATTATTACAGTATAGTTTTCTCTAACCCTTAACTGAATACAAATAAAACTTACAGTTATGGATAATAGAATACTAAAGATGATACAGGAATCTATTGATGCTATCTATGAGAGAATAGGTAAAGACCTAGAGGCAGATGTTATACCAGATCCTTATGATATTGGTGCATTTGATGCACTAGCTGCATTAAGAGAAAAGATAGAGAAACAAGCAGAGCAATAGCTCTGTTTAGTTTTCCTATTCCCTCTTCTTTCTAACCCTTAACTAAACTCAAAATAATTATAAACCAATTAAATATATATGTATATGAAAACAGTATTAGAAATTGCATTGAGTACTAAGTTCAATGCAGAACAAGTTCCTGCAATAATAGAGATACTAGGTAATACACCGAATACAGATGTTGCTGCAGAGATAATATTAGGCGTCTATACAGAGCCTACTATCAGTGAGCAGTCTGTACTAGATAACAAACTATGTACATTTCTAATGTACAACAAATGGACTAAAGATGTAACCTATACATATAATACTGTAAAGAAGAAACAGATATATGTAAACAAAGATGCTGATGAAGACAGTATCACAGTAGAGAACTATGAAGAGCATGTGGTCAGTAGAAATGGTAAGTATATTACTTTAACATTTCCAAATGAAACAGAAACTGCAAGATCATGGACCCAATTAAGTAGTTGGGAAAATTGTGCATCCAAAGTAGGACAAATGCAACCATAAAAGGCTTCGGCCTTTTTTGTTTTTAGTATTCCCTCTTTCTTCTAACCCTTTACTGAATTTGTATTACAATTGTATCTGAACTAATGATGATACTATATATGTAATACATATGATGTAACCCAACTATAGGGCATCACCTTATGACTTTGGTGTATAAGACCCAAACAAGGATTAGTCATCCAGCAAAATAAAAACTTGGTTTTTAATAGGTAAGGACTTTATACAAGATGCATACTGTATAAAGGAGTACTGCCTTCCAAGTTTTTTTAAAAACCCTCTTTTTTCTAACCCTTAACTTATTTTGATAACAATTTTATAAACCAATAAACAACTACAGCTATGAAAGCAATTTATGAATCAAATTATGTGCAAGTGAAAGAAGGACCAGGAAAAGGTAAAGTATTTCATGTGTACAGTATTGTGGGCAGTAAAGATGAACTGAAAGAGTTCACATCATCACCACAGTTTAAGAAGTACCCGAGAACCAATAAGGT